ATGGTATGATCGAACAGATCCACAAGTGGTTGTGGTCCAGACGCACGTCCACCGAATGTCTTCAGTCTGGAACCTGCAGGGCGAACTCGAGAGACATTGAACTTAGGGATCTTGCCTTCGAACAGTTGCTCGATCAGTTGTCTGTAAGCGTTGGCCCAACCTTCTTTTGAGTCAGCGACACTGATGATGTTACCGGACTCGTAAAGTGTATGTGGTATGCCTTGGAGTTTGTTAACGAACTGTTCTTCGACGCTGAAGCCGACACCAGTTCCATTAAGTAGGATGTATAGAACCTCATCGAAGCATCGAGGATGATCGATAGGCGTGTATGAACAGTTGTAACCTGCAGTGTTGTCACGATCGAGTGCTTCACCTGCAGTCATGAGAGACCTCATGCTTGGCATGACATCTAGGTTAAGGATTGCTTCTTCGATCTCATTGCGGATCTTTGGCTTAACTTTATCTCCAACTACATTTGTCATGTAGCGATCCACTGTCTCTGCCCAAGTTTCCCTACGGCCTTCCTCCTCAATCCAACGAGCGTATCGTGAAGTGTGGATGAATGCCTGATAGTCCGTAGGTAGATAGTTATTCATTGATTTCTTTCCCTTCTAATTCGTTTATTCGCATTTCGATGTATCTTTTTGCTTTTTGTAGATCTTTGATCTCATCGTCTTTATGTCCGGCTCGACACACGTACTTGATGACGTTGCCTCTCCAAAACTCGAAGCGGTTGCGTTGGATGAATATGATCGGCTCGATTGGAAACTGAGCGTAATGATCTGGTGATTTAATTGGATCAGACATTTGGCGTGTATCCTCGCTGCTTGAGTATTCGTGCCACGTTTTGAATCCTAATCCCCACGATGTCCGCGATCGTTTGCCAAGAGTGTCCTTCTTTGTGGAGATTGACGAGACGAAGGCATCTCTCTTCTGTCTTAATGTCTCGAGGATATTCTCGAGCCTTCGACGGCTTGCCATAATAAACATTCTTTTCGTGCATCCATGAGTTGCGTTTGTGGCCTGTTACACGAGCCATTGTTTTACACTCAGCCTTGCAAGTGCGTTCGTATTCTTTCCAGTTGTCGAGGATGAATTTTTCCATCTTAGTCATGCTGCAGGTTCCCATAGAATTACCTCACCCTTCTCATCATCCCAGTCAGTGGAACGAAGGATCCGAGCAAGTCGCGCTTGAGTGAGCGCATAGTTAAAATCGAGTTTCTCTTTTTGATAAGCGTTGACGACGAGCCGCCAGTTAGGCGACATGCCCAGAACTTTCTCGGCAGTCTTTGGTCCGATCTTTGGGCAGCCGGAGTAACCGTCTGTCACGTCACCAGTCAAAGTCTGAGTAAAGAACTGTCTGTCTGCGTCTGCGAGAGAGATCTCAAGCCTCTCGTCGGTCTGTGGTCGGTAAAGGCGACACGGTATAGACTTCATGTCTTTATCGTCGGACACCACAATGGCTTTTGTCCCCTCGACCGACCCCATGATCCCCATCACGTCGTCCGCCTCGAGTTTATCGATTTGGATTGTTTGATAGTTCTCGTCGACCCAATCGATCATTGCTTTATAACCGATCGGCTTTCTGGTCTTCTTCCGACTCGCTTTGTAAGTAGGATCTACCGACTTCCGAAAGTTGTTGTGACCAGAAAAACAGATGAACATTTCTTCGGCTCTTAACTTCAGAGCAAAGAAGTCCATCATCTCATCGAAGGCTTTCTTGGCCTCCTTTAAATCTGTGGATAAACTCCATATGTCTTCGCCCCAGTCAGTCTCAGTCTCACATGAACTGAGGATCCTGTAGAGATAAAGGTCTCCATCAATTAGAAGGACTGTGTGGGGGAAGGATTTCTTTAAGGACTTCATCGACCTCTCCTTTTGTTTCCATACCGACGTCGGTGATGCACCATCGTGATCCCCAAGTGTCTGTATCTACTTTTGTGGTTATGAAGCCCTCACTCGCTGCGATCGCTACGTGCATTGCACTCTTACGAGCAAAGTCAGACTTTACTGTAAAAGGTGAACGCCATGATCGATCGAGAACGATGTAGAGGGCTACAAGATTGCTTACGTGGTCATCGACCTCAGTGCGTGTCAGACCAAGTTGATCCCACGGAATACTCTGCGGCGATGCTGATTTTAAGTCCGAGAGCAGTGCCTGACGCTTGCGCCATTCGTCTAGCGATATTACCGACATTGTGTGCTACCTCATTATTCCGGCAAGCGATCTGCATCTCGTCGTGGATCCAACCCATGATAAAAGCGTCGTCGCCGTGTTGTTTCTTGATTTCATCGTAGGTCATCATCACCCATTGCTTAGAAACAATGGCACCGCATGATTGCAGAAGTTGTGAGAGACAGCGGTGTTCACTGCGTATCTGTAACTTCCGACCATCAATGGCTTTGATGTAACCTCTTCCGTAGGCTTTCTTCAGTCGCTTTTTCAATGTCGCAAAGGCAGGGACTGCCTTGTCATAGTTTTGCTTTAGTTTTCTTCCGAGTGCCGCTTTACCTCCGGCGATCTGTCCGATGAGACTGTCACCTGCGCCGTAGAGCGTTGCATATAACCACGTCTTGGCTTGGCTACGTGTCTCGAGTCCGGCTGCTTTCTGATTGTAGGTGTGGATGTCACCCTCGAGTATCTGCTTGGCATACTCACCGTTATCGTAAGGATACAAATAACTGGCGAGACAGCGCACTTCGATTCCCGAAAGATCCGTACCGCATAAGACCCATCCTTCCGGTGGACCAAAGAGGCTTCTGCACTCTTTGCCATACGGAGATCCGGCACTAGGAACTTGACCCAAGTTTGGAGATCGATGAGCCGCTCTCGATGATGTGCAAGCGTTGGACACAATAGTGTGTCTTAGTCTGCCATCGTCTGAGACCTTCTTCATCCACGATCCAGATCCTTCAGCCAACATGCCGATCCTCTTCTGTAACAAAAAGAACTCGCCCAGTTTCTTGGCTTCTGGGAAGGGTAGGGAGTTCAAGACCTTTTCGTCGATCTTGGCCTGTCCGCTCTCAGTGAAAGTCTTGGGTTTCCAGTTGTACTTATCTTGCAAGCACTTCTGGATATGCTGTCGAGATCCGGCGTTGAAGTAGACTGTCTTTTTCTTGACGAACAGTTCGTCCTTCTTGTAGCCGAGGGTCTTGTTGTCTCGCTTCGGGTAGAAGTCTTCAGTCACTTCCCAAGGTGGAAAGAGATCCTTCAGACTGTCTTCGATCTCATGTCTTTTCTGACTGAGGTCGGCGTATAGTTCGGCAGCCGCTGAACCATCAAAAGTCCAACCATTGTTACCGATCTCTTTGCAGATCTCAGCCATCCGGTGTTCGAGGTAGATCGATTGTTCACTCGGATCTGTCTTCATGAGGTGGTGGTAGAGAGTATGAGTGACGTGAGTGTCTTGGACACAGTAAGTCATCATCTCATCTGAGAACTCTTCCCATCCACCCTCATAGTCATCCTTGAAGTTGTACAGTCGAAGTCCCCAAGCCTTCAGAGAGTGACTGCCCCACATTCGTTTTGGGAAGTCATCGATACTGAAGCCTCTCTCTGCATCCTCGGCAAACAACTCGTGCTTGATCAACCTAGATAGGACCAAGGTATCCGTAACCGTGCCTGACGGTTTGAAGTCGGGATATATGAGTTGAATTGCAGGGATATCGAAGTCGATGATATTGTGTCCAATGATCTCCTCGGCTTCTGCCAAGAGTTGAACACCCTCATCTATCTCGTCAGGACCAAACTGCCTGACGTCTTTGTTGTCTATGTCTCGCAACACAAGACAGTGGATCCTGTCCATTGTTGGAAGTAGACCATTGCTTTCTAGGTCGAAGATCCATCTCAGCGGTTGTCTCCAGATCCACCGATTACTCCACGCTGTTGACGGTCATGAAGTTTGTCGATGTTCATCTTTGCGATCTCATTGAGAGAGACGTTCAGATCTTTTGCTAGAGCCGCAACATACCAGAGAACGTCACCGAGTTCGGCTGCTACAGCCGCTCTCTGTTTATCAGTCAAAACAAAGCCCTCTACAGACACCTCTTCATCCCTCATGATCTTTTTCAACTTACCTGCAACCTCTCCGGCTTCATTTACTAGACCGAATGCCGGATAGATTATCTTGTCTCTATAGATTGCAGTGTGCGCCATGTCCGCTTGATATTCGTTCATGGTGTAGTTGTGGGTATCAGATGCTCTACTTATCATTGAGTTGCTCTCCAGACTTTTTGATTTCTTCCGCGAAAGTTCTTGCGGATCCCAACGCACTCAATGACACCATCGTCAGTGAGTTTCTTAAAACTTGAGGTGACAGATCCGTACGGCATATGAGGTAACTTTTGCTGTATCTCAGAACTGATGATCCCTCGATCACCTGCATCAAAAATAACCTTGAGGATCTGTCGTTCCTTTTTCGAGTGATTGACTGAATGATAAGCCTGTATCGACGTATTAAGAGTGTAGTCGAGATAAGCATCTGCCATCTTATTGATTTCCGCATCACTCATTGCGAGAGGCAACTCTTTCTGTTGCCAGTTGTTCTTTAAGTCGTTCATTAGATACTCCTGTTTAAAATGGGCTAAACTCTTCTACCGACAC